AGGTTACCACAAAGCATGATGACTGAATGGTATTGGAGTGGTACATTATATGCATTTGCAAGAGTATGTAATTTACGCTTAGACGAATCTGCACAAAAAGAAACTCAAGTTGTAGCTGAATTAATTAGTCTACAGGCAAAAGCAATTTTTCCAATTAGTTGGAAACACTTAACGGAGACAAATTAAATGGAAGTTCTAGGGATTACAATTGACCCAAATAGAGACACACTCTTTGATCAGTCAGGAGTAAAAAGATTAAAAGAATCGTATATGAGAGACACAGAGACATCTCCACAAGAGAGGTTTGCATATGTATCTAAAACCTTCTCTAGTAATCCAGAGCATGCGCAAAGGCTATATGACTACTCAAGCAAGCATTGGTTAAGTTATAGCACACCTATACTTGCCTTTGGTAAGACTGAAAGAGGTCTACCTATCAGTTGCTATTTAAACTATATTAATGATAGTGCAGAGGGTTTAGTAGACACGTTAAGCGAGACTAATTGGCTTTCTATGTTAGGTGGTGGCGTTGGTATAGGGTTTGGAATGAGGTCCAGTGACGACAAGTCTACAGGTGTTATGCCCCATTTAAAGATGTATGATGCTAGTTCACTAGCTTATAGACAAGGTAAGACAAGAAGAGGAAGTTACGCAGCGTATCTAAACATATCACATCCTGATGTTCTAATGTTCTTAGAGATGAGAAAACCTACTGGTGATCAGAATCAAAGATGTCTGAATCTCCATCATGGTCTTAATATTACTAATGATTTTATGGAAATAATAGAGCAATCTATGACAGATCCAGAAACCAATGATGACTGGGATTTAGTAGATCCACATAGTAGTGAAGTAGTTGATACTGTTAGTGCTAGAGATCTCTGGCAACGTATATTAGAAATGAGAATGCAAACTGGTGAACCTTATCTCCATTTTATTGATACATCTAATGATCATATGCCAAAATGGTTAAAGCAAAGAGGATTAGAAATAAACCAAAGTAATCTATGTAGTGAAATTATTCTACCTACAAATAAAGATCGTACAGCTGTATGTTGTTTGTCTAGTGTTAATTTAGAATATTATGATACATGGAGTAGAGATAAACAATTCATTGGTGATATAGCTGAGATGTTAGATAATGTCCTAACATACTTTATAGAAAATGCACCAGATGCTGTTGAAAGAGCGACATATAGTGCAACACGTGAACGTAGTATAGGTTTAGGAGCATTGGGTTTTCATGCATACCTACAACGTAAAAATATACCATTTGAAAGCGTAGCTGCTAAGTCTCTTAATGTACGAGTGTTCAGACATATAAGAAAACAAATGGATGCAGCTAATATTAGACTTGGTACAGAGAGAGGTGAAGCTCCTGATGCTAAAGGTACAGGATTTAGATTTAGTCATGTGATGGCTATTGCACCTAATGCATCTTCTAGTATCATTATGGGTAACACATCTCCTTCTATTGAACCATGGAGAGCTAATGCATATAGACAAGATACTCTATCAGGTGCGTATTTAAATAAGAATAAGTACCTAGACGCTCTTATAAAATTAAAGTGTGAAGAAGATACAAAATTAGACTACGATAAAATATGGAGAGAGATAATATCAAGTGAAGGCAGTTGTCAAACAATTAAATGTTTAACTGATCAAGAAAAAGAACTATATAAAACATCAATGGAAATAGATCAAAGATGGGTAATTGAGCATGCATCAGACAGACAAAAATTTATTGATCAAGCACAATCCCTTAATGTATTTTTTAGACCGGATGCCAACATTAAGTATCTACATGCTGTACACTTCCTAGCCTGGAAATCAGGTTTAAAGACTTTGTATTATTGTAGAAGTGAAAAGATTGGAAAAGCTGATAAAGTAGCGAGAAGTATTGAGAGAAATATTATACAAGAGATCAATTTACAAGATATAGCACAGGGTGAAGCCTGTATTGCGTGTGAGGGATAGACATGGCAACTAAATTAAAAGTAACAGACAATAGAGATTATTTCAAACCATTTCATTACCCATGGGCATATGATATGTGGTTAAAGCACGAACAATCACATTGGTTACATACTGAAGTTCCTATGCTTGGTGATGTTAAAGACTGGAAGTCAAGATTGACACAAGAAGAGAAGTTCTTCTTAACTAATGTTTTCAGATTCTTTACACAATCAGATATAGATGTTGCAGGTGGTTATATCAGTAACTATCTACCAAACTTTCCACAACCAGAATTGAGAATGATGCTATCTGGCTTTGCTGCTAGAGAAGCATTACATATTGCTGCTTATAGTCATTTGATTGAATCATTAGGTATGCCAGAGACAGTATACAATGAGTTCAACGAGTATGATGCCATGAGAGATAAGCATGAGTTCTTTCAGAGTAAGATTATGAATGGTGCTAACATACCAGTTAAGATTGCTGCTATTAGTGCATTCACAGAAGGACTATCACTATTCAGTTCATTCATTATGCTATTAAACTTTCCACGTCATGGTAAGATGAAAGGTATGGGTCAGATTGTTACATGGTCTATAGTAGATGAAACTATGCATGCAGAAGGTCTAATCAAACTATTCAGAACATATGTTGAAGAGCATAGAGAAGTATGGAATGACGAGACAAAAGGTCAAATATATACTGTATGTGAGAAAATGGTAGACTTAGAAGATAAATTTATTGACTTAGCTTTTACAATGGGTAAGGTTGAAGGTCTAAGAGATACAGAATTAAAAGAATATATCAGATACATAGCTGACAGAAGATTAATCTCTATGGGTATGAGGGGTATATATAAAGTAAAGAAGAATCCTCTACCGTGGGTCGAGGAAATGATTAATGCACCCACACATACAAACTTTTTTGAGAACAGAGCAACAGATTATGCAAAAGGAGCATTATCTGGTGACTGGTCAGAAGTTTGGGCACAATAGGAGAATATGATGGATACTTTTTGGGTACACGTAGCAGTAACTCTTGTAGCTTGTTTGATAACAGCTCACTGGGGATATAGAGCAGGACGAGATCGTGGGAAAGAGATTACAGAGAAAGCAGATAAAGAAATATTTCAAGAAAAATTTAAAATGCTCGATCAACGCATCCAAGAGCTAAAAAAGGGTAAGTAATGCAAGAACCTGTTAATCAAGAATATGAATGTCATAGCTGTGGGTCCATGTATCAAGTGGTATGGGATCCAGATGAAGTAGAGTTAAATTTAAAACCTGCTCCTGAGCTGTGTCCTTTCTGTGGTGCAGCCGTAGAAAAAGCTCAATTAGATATAGATCATGTAAATGAAACTGGTTATCTTGGTGGTGAAGCTGTAGATCATGCTGCCTTTGGAAAAGGGGTAGATTGGATGGACGGTGAAGAATAGAGTAATATGTGGTATAGATTATAGTACATCAAGTCCTTCAATATGTATTAATGTGGGACAAGATATCGATTTTCATTATCTTACTACAGTAAAAAGAAATGAAAAAATATTAGAACATGGTAGATTTACTTTTGCTGGTAATTATCTGCCTAAATTTAGTTTAAAAATACAACAATATGATTTTATAGCCAAATGGGCCATGGGTGTTTTAGATTTATATAGATTAGATCATATCTTTATAGAAGATTATGCATTCGCTGCTACAGGGAAGGTATTTCATATAGGAGAAAATACTGGGCTATTAAAGTATAGATTATATAAAAGAGATTACGCTTTTCAAATGGTTGCACCTACAATGGTTAAGAGATTCGCAACTACGAAAGGTAATGCTAAGAAAGATGAGATGTTAGTTCAATTTAATACGGAAAATCTTATCGATCTCAAGGAAGTTTTAAATATTAAAACAGAAAACCCTGTTAGTGATATAGTAGATAGTTACTACATTTGGCAGTATGGTTATATACATACAACTCCAGATGTACCAATGGAAGTAGTTAATGTAATACCAGGATAGTACAATGTATGATGAAAAAAAAATAAAATTAAGATTACAAATATGTGGAGCAATAATTATCGCATTTATGTTTTGTATGTGGTGCCTAGACTATCGAAGTACACATGAAGTAATAGAAATAGAGATACCGGAAGTTAGTGATGAAGTAAGAGGATGAAAAAATATTTAGTAACCTTACTAATAATTATAACACTATGTGGTATAAGATTCTATAACCCATGGTTCCTAGATGTAATGCGTCTCAAAGCATTAGACAATCACCAAAGACAACAACAAACAGAAATCATAGATAATATAGTAACTGTAGAGATCAATAATGATACTCTAGCAGAATATGGTCAATGGCCATTCCCTAGAAAAGATTTAGCAGAAGAGGTGCACAGACTATACAGCCATGGTGCTGGTCTAGTTATAATGCCTATGCTATTTGCTGATGAAGATAGATTTGGTGGTGATGAAGCATTCACACAGATGCTATTAGAGACACCTACACTGATAG